GGCTTTTGCCTTTATGTCGGCCGACACGAAGGGTACCCAAGGGCTTGCCATATCCGATAGTTTTCGGTAAGGGAAATCAACTTCCGGGCACACTCCGAACTGCTGCAGTACCTGCATGCCCACCCGGGGGAAAGTGCCTTCTTGGTCGGGGATGCCGTCCAGTGTTTTTGATATGCTCTGGACAAACGCAGCCGATAGGCCGCCAGCAGGATAATCGCCCTGGGAAAGCTCCTGGAATGCCTTTGTGGTCCCTACGGAGCTGACCGCAACACAGGATCCCCGTTGACCCTGATTAATCACTGGGGGGAGATTGGGGCGGTAGTCGATGTCTATGGGGCCGGGCTCGGTGGCCCCGGTCACCAGCTTTGCATACTTGTAATCCCGGGGATCGTGCGGTGAAGGTAGGCAGGTCAGCCGCTGTCCCTCATGTTCCCCTGGGGCACCTTCGAGCAGTCGCCGTAATTGATATACTGATTCAGACATGGTATCACCCTTTCAATAAGAAAAATCCCAGCGTTGCCACAAACACAACGAGACCGGAGGTGACAGAGCAAAGGACAACCACCCACGGTGGAGAACCCCCTCTTTTACAGTTGCTCCGGTATCCCTCGCACTCAATCCGGGTTACGCTCCCGGCCCTGATCATTTCATCCATCCTCTCATGGAGCCGTCTTATACTGTCCTTTACTTCTCCGATCTGGTCAGTAATCATTTTTAGTATTTTTTCGTCCAAAACCTACGCCACCCTCCTGGAATAAACTGTTTTGCCCATCTCCCTAGTGTCGTGATAAAGTAATGGTGCAGGCACAGGGACGCAACCCCTGTTAAAACCGCTACCCCTTGGGGCGGGGCCTGCGTTTTTATTTGTGACTAATAAAACTCAATAACCTGTAAAGACCCAGGACCATAGCTTAGTGTGCCGCTCGTAAAAGGACAAGCGATTGTAACGGAGGTAGCCGCTACGGCTGAGATGTAGTAGTTATTCGGGTACGCGAAGTTTCCTACCTCGAATACCGACACTATTGTTATCCCGTTACCGTTGACAATGAAAAGGCTTTTAGATACATCAACGGAGGTTATAGCCACGGCATAGCTTGTGGCGTTTGGCGTAAATGTCACCAGTTGCTTGCTTTTTATGTTTGTCTTGAGCCAACCCATAACAGAGTTGGTTGCCCGAGTGTCTGCGGACGTCCCTATTTTGGTGTCGGCAATGTCTTTTACTTTGGCGTGGAGGCTGCCGGTGCCGCTGGCGGCATCATTACGTTTTCCGATTAACTTTCTCAGAACCGCAAGTATCGGCCCCATCTCTACGCCACCCCCCCACCTATTAAGTCGTCGCCATCCCAGGTCATCGTAAGTATTTCTCTAACACCGCCGGCTGCCCCGTCAGAAGGTGGTAGGTATCTGTAAATCTTCTCGAGGTCATCACCGCTGTAGGTATAGGTCTCTACCTTGTTGGTGCCCTCGATATAGTGAATTACATCGCCGGCATTGCCGCTGTAAGCCTTGAAATGGATGGCGTTGTTTGCTGTCCATGCTCCCGAAGTACCTGAGCGTCTATAGGCTGGATGCGCCGCATCCTGTGATGCCTCACCAACGAGGTGAAAGTGGTTTGTTAAGTCACCGGACTTAAGCACCTTTAGCCAGTAGTAGTTTCCCGGTGTCAACCCTGATAGGTTAAGTGGTAGGTACCAATATGCCGCAGTGGACGGCAAAAATTCTTTCGGCACAACGATTGTCGCTAAAAGGGTACCCTCATTAGAACCATCTGGATTAAAATTGCTGCTTCGTACCTCCAGGGTTAAATCCTCACCTGTACCGTCTGCGGCAATTTCCAGTTCTACTCTCACCATCGTACTTACGCCGGTGGCTGTGAACCGAACAGCAAAATAATAATCAGCAACAGCGTTTTCAGTTACACCGGAGCCAGTTTTACTATCAATCTCCGTTCCCTCACAAAGCAACGCGAAGGACTGGGGGGATATCAGTTCATTCATTATTTCTCCAGTTATCGGGGTTACCCCGTCTTTAAAGGCATTTAGGGCCAAATTTTACACCCCCTGCTGCATAGTAAACTTGCATTCAGCATTGAGCACCTGTAATGCTGTTTTACTAAACGTTTCAGTCAACTCATTGATTTTGGTGCCACTTCCAGCTGCTGCTGTTGCATCCGAGTAAAGAGCAATCCAGGTGTAATCGTCATTTCCCTCTGATAACCCCATAGTCACCCTAAAACGGCAGATTGCTCCGCTCTGAATGACAGCGCCTACCTGTTTACGAAATATCTCTCCCCCGGCATCGCCCATAACCACAAAAGGACTGCTGAGGGTTGCAAATCTTTCGGCCAACTTAGTAAGGCCGTCCGCGGTCATGGCGTTTAAAAGAGGCCCCAGAATAGGGCCGTTGTCATACTGAAAATACCATTCGCCTTTGATTTTTATATCCATCGTCACACCGCCAAACATATAATATCACCGCAGATGGCGTCAGCATCACCGCAGTACCAGGGATCTGTTCTCGGCGTTATAGTAGTCTCGTCCAGCACTGCAATTTTTTCGTCGCCGATTACAAACTTACTTTGATATTTAACCTCTGCTAATTTCTTGTTCTGCTGGGCGCTTACCATGGATCGAAGGAAATCGGCTATCCCCAACAGCCTGCCGCCATACTCAATTTTGAATGTCCACTGGTTGGCATCCAGAGGCAGCAATGTTACCCGCTGTATTATGTAAGTGCCAATGACTCCCCTGTCCGGCCAGTAGATGTCAAGCAATTGCCCCGGCGCCCATCCATCAATCTCCGTCTCAAAGGAACCTTTAACCGTTGGATTGCCAAACTCCTTAAGATCAGCCTGCCCTGCCGCCTCTGCCGCCTCTACGGTTATGAGGGTGTCGTCAATGATTTTATGCTCGTATATGCCATCGCCACCCTGGACGACCGCTACGGCTGTCTGACTGTCTAAGTCCTCAACCATTGAGATGACATCCATTGGTACTTTGTAGGTAAAAGCTACCGTGGCCCCATCTATCGGTGTGGTGGTGGAAGTTGAACACCTGATATATTTCTCCCTTTGGTTATACATATAATCATAGCTAACCTCATCGTCTACGTTTTCCAGACCGATAGTTTCCGCCACTCCAGCTACTTCCACACTAGGGGAATGGGGCTCATGCCCTAAAACCCAGAGCCTCTGTTTACCATCTGCAACATACTCAAAAGTCTGTGGATCAGAAAGGAATTTGCCTCCTAAGATGTAAACCCTGTTTCGCAGACCTTGCGTGTCAATGTCGTGCCTGTAGTTGCGGATGTTTGAATTTGATCGGATGGTTATAGGGGCCTGTTTGTTAAGTGTCACGGGACTAAAAAAATGCACATCCTTATCGTAGTCAACGTACCAGTCCCAGCCAACATACTGACAAATCTTTTTCATAGCCTCAGATGGCCGGTCGTAATCAAAAGCTATCAATTCAACTGTTGGTCCACCGGTTTGCACATTTATCCCTGTAAAATCGGTGCAATACTTGGACAAAATGTCAAGCACTATAACGTCGGGGGCTGTGTTTTCGTATACCTCAACCACCAGCTTTTTGTCCAGCTGGTAAGTATAATCCCGTGCCTGACATTTGTAAAAGGTGGTATCCGGTGATATTGGATCATCCTGCACCATGTCAATTATTCCGGCAAACCGGGTTATGGAGTCGGAGATTATGATCTCCTGCCCCACGGTCGGCTTATCGCCGGACTTGACAACAAACCTGCAGTTATCCTCCTGAGAGGTCAGGACTTGCTCTATACTTGTGCCGTCCAGCTTAATGTCGAATGTTCGGTCCTCTCCGGCGATTGATATGCCTTTTATGGCGGTGTCAATCTCTGCCGCAAAACCAGGGGCTATGAAATATGTTCTGATCAATTTATCACCTCCCGGACTTAAACGGGTATGTCTCCCACCAGTCCGTTTCGGTCTGTATCATATGCCTGTCATAATTAACATCTTGGCTGTAATACCATGGGTACATATCCTCTTGTGCGATTTTTAAAGTGGTAGGCTCAATAATAATCTTCCTAGGGCCATCCTGCACCTCAAGCCAGCAATGCCACAGGCCCTGGCTCTGACAGTATGTGGTGTCAATCCCACATTTGGCAAAAAAGAATTTAAGGTACTCGGCCATCTCTGAGCAGTCCCAAATACCCTCTTGATAGTTTGCCTCCCAGGCTGGATGCAAGGCCCGGACAACATTAAGCCCTTTTTTAATCTGTTCAGTATTGGATATCCCGGTAAAATAGCCAGACAAAAAGCTATCAGGCGAACCGTAATCCTGCGGCCTATCCCTTGCTGTAGCAACGGGTGTCAGCAGGAAAAAGGCCAAAATAAAAAAGCATGTTAAACTTTTCATGCTTTCACCTGCTCATTTTTTTAATCTTGTAATGCACCCCGTTAGCTATATAACTCCTTGTCGCCTAAACTCTTGCCAGTTTAATACCCAGCCAGGGGAGCTGATGTCTAAAAGTGATTGGTATTCTGTATCAGAAAGTGGTACATCTTTGCTTGTAAATACAGAAAATGCATTGCTTATAAACTCTGCTGATGTAGTTCCAGGATATTTATTGCCATCTTCATCAACTGCGGCAACAGGTATTACGACTTCACCTTCCGCATTTTTCGGTAACGCTTCTATCAAAGTCACACTAATTACCCCCTATCTATAATTTTGAATGTACCAGTTTTGATATACGTGGTCTACGGCATCACCATTTGTAATTCTACAAACCAGTCTTGGCAAAGTTACTGTTATTGTCAGTATATTTACTGCCGTTGCAGCGGCATTTGTGGTAACTTTTATATTACCCGTAAGAGTATCCGAGCTTTGCTCATTTATTACTAGTGTGTTATTATGTGCTGCACTTGCATTTTCAATACTCATTATCGTAACCTTGTCAAGTGAGAGTCCATTTGTTAAAATCACAATATTAGCTGTTGCTCCAGCGGTAACGGTTAAATTGCTACCCTTTGTTTCTACTCCTGCCTTTTTTCTTTCTGGTATAGCCTGAGCATCTGCAACCGTACTCCCGGATAGCTGAACAATCGGTTCACCCTTGGCGTTAACCCTAAGCGACGCAACATCCCCGTCTGCCACGTTCGGGTCGGCTGACCGATATACGCCACCCATCTGCACCGGGTTACCACTTGCTGCAGCATCGTGGGCCGCCATACCTTGAGCCGCTACATGGGACGCACCAGTTGCCGTCATTTGCTGAGTTACAGCATCACCGTCCTGCCTTGTGGCCGGAGCTGCGCTATACTTCCCGGCGACCAGTAGAGGGTTTCCGGCTGCGGCAGCATCGTCGGCAGCAACCCCTGCAATCTGCAGTTGGCCGTCCGTGTTAACCTGCAGGGGGATGTATAGGCCGCCAGCAGTCTTACCCCATAGCAGACCGTCATACCCATACCTGCCCCCGCCTAAATCGACGCCGGTTAATGGCTGAAAATCATCAGCCGTTGGGTTGTAAAATTGCGGTACCGGCTTACCCGCTGCATCTGTCTTTATGTTTTTAGTATTGTACGCCATCTCGAAACCTCCTTAAAAAAGCCTGACACCAGCACGGGCAAGATCCCTCTTGAGCTTACCCATGATTTCGTCGGCATTGTTTCCATACACGTTGATTGTCACCGGACCTGCTGCCCCCGGGGATCCCATTGACACTGCCGGGGCCACATTGACTATAGGACTGACCATCCCCGCTAGGTCTGCCGTTACCGCCCTTAAGCTGGGCATCTCAAACCGGATACCCTCGGCAAAGGTTTTGACCAGTGACGGTCCCCACTCTGCCAGCCTTTTAAGGGGGCCTACTTTGGCCGGAGAGTGTGGCATATAGCTGTCCACCAGCCCAGCCATTTTTTCCAGTGTTTTTCTCAAACTTTCAAAGCGGCTTTCCATGCCAGCGGTAAAGTTCGCCACCAGTTCAACGCCGTACTTGGTCCCAGCCCCACTGATTTCCTCAAACCGTTTTTGTATCCGGGTCATTTCCTCGTCGGCATTTTTTCTGATGTCGGCATTTTTCTTTTCCCACTCCACTTTGTAGAGTTCCAACTGCTGGGTGGCCGCCGTCCTAATCTCCGTGAGCTTTGTTTGCATCTCGATCCGCTGCTGTTCCAGTTGGATAATTGCCTCGTTCCGGGCATCGGCTGTTTTTGTCCGCCACAAAGTCTGATACTCCTGCAGCTCGCTATCGGTCAGAGTCAGCAGGGCTGCAATCTCCGGGGCTGCCTTCGGCCCCATTTGGCGCAGTTCCTCGATTAGCCCCTGGTCCACACCTCGGGCTGATAACGCCTGGATGTTCGCTGACCAGTCCTCGAAAGTTTTAACCTGACCTTTGAGATTGGCCAGAAGCTCCGACCCGGATACGCTTTTGGGCGTCACGGCATCAAACAGGCCCACAAAGTCAGCCAGGGATTTTGCCCGGCTGTCGAGGGCCTTGTCATACTCCTCGGTTAGCTTTTTCTCATCGTCGATAAGCCTGTTGTTGGTTTCCTTAACCTTCTTTTGGTAGTCCTCCAAGGCCGATGTAAGGTCTTCCCGGTACTTGGTTTCCACCTTCGTGACCTCTTCGCCCAGTTCTCGAAGCTCTTTGGCCTGGGTCTTTACGGCTTGGTTATTGTCGTATAGCTGCTTTTTAAGGTCCACAAGGGCTTTTTCCTCATCGGCCAACTTTTTATTTAGCTCGTCCGTCCTCTTGGCTAAATCCTCCTGGGTTTCGTCTTGGAGGACGCCTGCGGCAGTGTTGGCTGTGATTTCCTCTTTGACCTTGGCTATGATTGCCTGTTGAGAGGTCATCTGCTCGGTTAGTTGCTGACCCTTCAGGGACATCTGAGCAAGCTTATCGCCGTGCATTTCGGCTTTTAGGGCGGCGGATTCGTGACCGGTCACGAGAATACTAAAAGCGTTTTTCAGGGCATCGGAGGTGTTGGTCCAGGCCGTTGCTATTTTCTTAGCCGTTTTTTCGGCTGGCAATTCAATCTGTGGCACATCAACTATTCCTGGTATGTTGGTAGTTCCTGTATTTCCTGACGTTACTTTGGCAATCTCGTTTTTGATTTTCTCAGCTTCCTGGGAAGCTTCGTAATTTATGGCAAGATTAACCTTAAATTCTTTGTCGCTTTCAATTTGATTTTCTAGGTTTTTAATAGCGTTATTAATTTTACCGCTAAGTCCCGGCACCAGACCTAAGAATTCACCTAAACTTGTAAGCATTGACTTAACCGCAGACATGACGCCTATCTTCAAGGATTTAAAAGCCTGGAGACCGTAGTATCTGAGCTTATCCATGTTTTGGTACATCAGGGTCATAATAACGATGGCAGCCCCAATTAAGGTTATAAGGGCTCCGAGAGGGTTAGCGTTAAGCCATGCCAGCGCCATTCCTAAACCCTTAATTCCAAGAGTTAAAATAGGGACCATCTTAATCATTAACCCGATGGAAAACAGTAACGGGCCAATTCCGGCAGCCAACAACAGTACAATGCCGACAACTTTTTTTGTTGACTCGTTCATTTTTGACATGCTGTCTATAACAGCCACAAAGGGCTTTAAAAACGTGAGCAGCGCCGGAGTCAGTATCCCGCCAAAAGCGCCACCTAATAACGTGAGTTGGTTTTTCAAAATCTGAAACTGGGATGCCGAGGTCTTGAATCTTTCATTAGCCTCTTTATTAAGTGCCGTATTCTCTTTCCACGCTTTTGTTCCAAGCTCAATACTGCTCCTGAACAGATCACCAGCATTTGCAGCCCTTAACAGAGAATCTCGAACGCGAATCTCTGAAAGCCCCAAAGCCTCCAGTACCGGTACAACGTTCTGTCCGCTCTTGGACACCTTGCCCAGGCCTTCGATAAAGGCGGCCACAGCACCCGCGGCGTTTTCTTTAAAAGCCAGCGCGAATTGCTGCGTAGACATTCCCGCCACCTGTGCAAATATTCCCAGGGTGGCACGGCCACTCATAACAGCATTTTGCATGTCCAAGAACACCCGGGAAAATGCGGAGCCGCCCATCTCTGCCTCAATACCAACCGAACTGAGAGCACCCGCAAAGCCTAAAACCTGTGCCTCGGTGAGTCCGACCTGTTTACCGGCACCCGCCAGGCGTAAGCCCATCTCAACTATTTCTGATTCAGTAGTGGCTAAATTATTACCCAAAGCCACAACGGTGGCCCCGAGGCGATCAAAGTTTTCCTGGGGCATTTGTGTGATGTTTGCCAGCCTTGCAAGGGCTGTGGCGGCCTGGTCACTGGACATATTGGTTGCAACACCTAGTTTGGCCATCACCTCAGCAAAACCAATTATGTTTTCTTTTTTAACACCCAACTGGCCAGCGGCTTCACCGATTCTGTATATCTCGGTTACAGCAATAGGTATGCGTTTTGCCATATCATCAAATTGCTGTTTCAGAGCTGCAAACTCTTCCTCGGTGCCATCTACGGTTTTACGCACCCCGGCAAAGGCGCTTTCCAGGTCAACCGAGGTTTTAATGGCGGCGGCTCCTAAACCGACTAAAGGGAGAGTAACAGCGGCAGATATGGCCAAACCGACCTTTTTAAATCTCTCGCCTATTTTGGTGAATCCGTCAAGCTTTCTTTCAGTGCTTGCGATCTGCTTCTCTATGTCCTTAAAGGCCTTCCCAAACTCCTCGGTTTTTGCCCCTACGACAACTAAAAGCCTGCTCAGTTCAGTTGCCATCTATCCTCATCACCACCATTATTCAATGACTTCCCCACCAAAGGCAGCGTTAAGCATCCTCACCATTGTAAGCATTTCCTCGGGCGACTGACTCTTTTTCTGCACCCTGACTTTACTCGGTATGAAATCCTGTGGGGTAAATGGTTTTGGGTGCTTTTGGGTATCGCGGTTGACGTTATATATAGCGCACACCACGGAGGCCGCCCTTAGGTTTTCGCTCTCTATTTGCTGTGATTTTCGTTCTAAAAGTGCGTGAAACTGACGCAGGGTCAGCCTCCAAAATTCTTTTTCAGATAATCGTAAATCATACCGCCCAATGGCCCATAATTCCATCCATGTAGGCGGCTCTATGTCAAAGGGGGGTCGTTATCCTCTTTTTTCTCAGGCATAGCCTCCGCAAAAGCAATTTCAAGTAAAGCGCTTATGCCCTCGAGGTTTCCAAAGTGTAGCAATTTGCCAACCTGTTTTAAGGTTATTTTTTCGTCCTCATGGACCAGCCCCGCATAAAGTAAGGCGCGAATGTCTTTCATTTTTAAGTTTGATAGGTTTACGCCTGATATAAGGCTTTTGCCTGTGACCTCTTCGTATTCAACCAGAGCATTAAGGTCAAAAAGCAGTGTCCTTTCTTTATCGAGCATAATTTTTACGGCTGGGATTGTGGGGTTTCCCATCTTATACACCTCTCTAACAAAATGCACCCCGAGTCTCCCCGGGGTGCTGTAGTTTTAATCTTAGGACGCTGCCCTCGACAGGTAAATGGTGTATGTCTTGGCTGTTTTGCCAGTCTCGGTGACAACTATGGTGATAGTGGTTACGCTGCCGGCCGCCCCCAGGGTAATTGCGCTGGACGCCACGCCTGTTGCAACGGTATTGCCGTTGACTGTTATGGTACCTGCGGCTGCGGTCGGGGTTACGGTGACGCTGGTAACGCCAGTCAGTACAGTGGCGACGTAGGTGTATACATTAACTGCGGACTGAGATATCACAAAGAACGGAGTAGTCAGTCCGGTTGACGCCGTATTGGCCAACGTCGGCTTACCCGTGACTTTTAGTGTTGCGGTGAATGTTACGCTTCCGTCATGGTTCATGTCGCCGATTTCAAAGGCCGTTACCAGTGCGCTGAATGTCCAGGTGGCCGTGACCGCTGTCGGGAAGGTGAGCACAAAAGACTGAACCGTTTTGGCCTCCATGTCAGTGATAAGCCCGATCTGACCGTTGGTATCACCGACAATGAAATTACCCTCGATGGCGACGTCTCCACCGTCCAGCAGGGTGCCTATATACTCTCTGTATGAGTCGCTTGACTGGTGATTGGTTACCTCTGCGGTGTCGAGTTTAAGTTTGGGCGGTCCGATCTTGGTAAGCTCGGCAATGGTGTTGCCATCTCTCGCAAGGACTGCCCCGTATGCCGCTATGGCTGCAGTGGTCAATTTGCATTCCTCCTATGGTTTTTTATCCGT